GATTGGAAAAAATGCAGGGGTGGCAAAGGTACACCCACATCGATTTAGGCGAACAATGGCGACAAACGTACTCAAAAAGGGAATGCCGCTGGAGGAGGTCAAAGAACTTCTGGGGCATACCAAGCTGGACACAACCATGATTTACTGCACAGTTAGTCGGGAAAATGTAAAACACTCTCACCAAAAATTAATGAGCGCATAAAAATACTCAATAATTTCATGTCGTTGAAATAGACCCCTAATAGGGTCTTTTTGAGGTTTGGGGTAGATAAAAAGCGAGATTTTATCAGGACTACACAAGCATAGCGGTACCGCAGGCAGGCGTAGATTGGTCTTTAAGCCAGGGTGGCAGACAAATAGCAATATAGAGAAAATGCCAGGCGGAAACACTGGGGCACCAATATATCAGGGTGCTGCAAACGCAGGCTGGAATCAATGGTCAGGTTCGCGAGGGTTATCTTACACATTTACTAAAGATTATCCTGAGGTAATGGTTTACGCATCTGGCGGTTGCTCGGGATATGGCATGTCCAGTAGTGAGGATCAGGTCAAGGCGAGTATGTATTGTAACTTATATCCTGGAGCTGCCACAGTGTCATGCACTGGCGGAATTGTAATTAAAAAGAATAATTACTATATTATAAAAAATGTCAAAGCCGGCCATGTAGTTACTGTAAGTTTTTCTCCGGGAGGTTCACAGGAGGTTGCAGTGCAGGTTGCTATATGGGAATTGTAATTTTACAGCAAATACGGATTTATGAGACCTGTATCGACCATGTTGCTTTTTTTCCATAGCCATTTGCATTATAACAGGTCAATTTTATGTATTTATAATTTTTTATACTAACAATATTTTGAGTAGTAGATAACATGCCAATATTTGCGTAATTTACATCGTCGTTACTGCCTGAAACGTTTATTGTAAACGTTTCAGCTGCATCGTTTTCGTATGCAATTATCGATGCAAAAAGTGTAGAATATCCACTGTTTAAATACTTTTGCTCACAATTAGTGCCTAATACGCTCCCAGCTTGCAACTGTGTCTGCACAAAGCTTTTTATATTGCTATTTATCTGACGAAAGGGGTGAAAATTTGAAAATCCTGACAACAATACTCGTCCTCCTGACAGCTTTGGGCATACCTGCGCTGACTCTGACAGGGGACTACCAATGTAAAAAAGCCATGTCAGGGCTGTTTAAAGATTTTTAAACTACATAATGAATGTTAAGCCCGCGAAGTCTTGCAGGGCAGGAAAGAGAGGTAAATCATGGACGAAAGTATGTATCTTCCGCGAAAAGAGCATGAAGAGTTTGCCAAAAGGCAGGATGCGGAAAACCACCGCCAGAACAGGCGGATTGAAGAACTTGAAGAGTCTGTCAGACAGATCGGGGCGTTAACAACATCTGTGGGAAAACTTGCGCTGAGCATGGAAGGCATGCTCCGGGAACAGGAGAAGCAGGGAAAACGCCTGGAAGTACTCGAGAGTAGGGACGGAGAGATGTGGCGTAAAGTAACGGGATATATCCTTACCACCATTATAGGGATCGTCGTGGGATATATTTTCACCCAAATAGGTATGTGATCATGAGTAAGATGGAATACGAACTCGATGCAAGAGCGATTGAATTGAAACGCAAGCGGCAGAAAGCGATCCGGAGGCAGGAGCGCAGACACCAGAAGAAAAAGAAAAGAATGAAAGGTCTGGACAAGTATGTCATTTTTTGTTTTGTCAGTATTATTATATATACGATAGCTCAAACGGTAGTAACCATCAAAACGGGGGTTGAGTCAAGTACACTCACGACCTGTTTTTTTAGTGTTTTTGGTGGTGAGGTTCTGCTGTGTGCCCTGATCAAAAGATTTAAACTGAAAAATGGATCTCAAGACGAGGAAAGTGAGGATATTAAGTTATGAATGAAATTATTTTTGAAGTATTGAGACTGATCGTGTTACTGGCAGTATTTGTCGTGACATGTTACCTGATCCCGTGGGTACGGGGAAAGATTGGGCAGGACAAATTGGACGAGATCACCAAATGGGTAAATGCGGCAGTCCTGATGGCACAACAGGTATATCATGCCCAGACAGGGGCAGAAAGAAAGGTTATTGTAATCGGCCTGTTAAAAGATATTCTGATCGCAAAAAACATCAGTATATCTGACGATCAGTTAGACATGCTGATCGAAGCAGCGGTCAAGGCGATGAAAATGCAGGAAAAGGGTAATACGAAAATAGTTGAGTATACTCCGAAGAATAAAAAGTGAAATCCGGGAGGAAAGATATGGCTACAAGAAAGATTAGCGATCAGGGCATTGTCCTGATCAAATCCTTTGAGGGTTGTAGACTGACTGCATACAAAGCGGTCAGCAGCGAGAAATATTACACAATCGGCTGGGGACATTATGGGTCCGATGTCAAGGCAGGACAGACCATTTCGCAAAAAGAAGCGGATGCACTGTTCCTATCCGATATCCAGCGGTTTGTAAAGTATACAAATAATTATACAGCATCGCTGCAACCTAATCAGAATCAGTTTGATGCCCTCACATCGTTCTGTTACAATGCTGGACCCGGAACATTGAAGAAACTGGTATCTGGAAGAACACTGAAAGAAATCGCGGAACATATCACCGACTATACGAAATCGGGCGGAAAGATTCTGAAAGGCTTGGAACGACGCCGGCAGCAGGAGAAAGAATTGTTTTGCAGGATGGATGGTGATTCTGCAGATGATCAGAAAGGGGGAAATAGTATGTCGGTAAAAATTGGGCACGCAAGCATATCCGAGCTGGGGACAGTAAACGGGAAAAAGGGGGATCAGACCGGGAAGGAGGTCTGTATTCGTACATGGTATAGCAAACCCTGGTCTTACATGGCGATCCACCCGGATGCGGCAGTGAGGGAAAAACATGCACAGGCAGTCGAAGCAGCATGTGCCAATGATAATATAGGTTATGGGCAGGGCGATAGAAATTCACTCAATACACTGGCAAAGGCAGCAGGTTATGATCTTTCCAGGGTAGGGAAATGCAACTGCGACTGTTCCAGCCTGCAGAACGTGGCAGCAGTGGTCTCTGGTGCGCCAGGTGTTACTTATGGCAGTAACGGATGGACGACATCAACCATGAAAACGGAACTGCAGAAACTTGGATATAAGATCATTACAGACCGTACATATCTTGCAAATGAGGCATATTGTGTAAGGGGGGCTATTTACGTTAAGCCGTCCAGCCATACGGTCTGCGGTTTAGATAACGGTGCCAGCTACAAAAAAACGCTGGAAAAGGCGGGAATTACAGTAAATATGTCAAATACGCTTAACAATAGCATAAATGCTAATCCGTATACAGAACCAACAGTTAACGTAAAGCGGGGAACAACTGGCGAAGGAGCCAGGTGGGTACAATGGTGTTTATGGCGTTTTGGTCTGTTGGATAAATCAGGAATTGATGGCGTGATTGGATTAAAGTCAGACGCAGCAATAAGAACAGCACAGGGGCGGCTTGGATTAGTTGTAGATGGTATTGTAGGCAAAAATACACGTGAAAAATTTAAACTTACAATTGTAACAAGTTAGGCATTTAAACGCGGAGTTTGATGATTATTATATAGATGCACAGCGTATTGCAAGTCGCGAATGCTACTGGATTGATAAATATCAAAAGGAAGGTCAGTGCCTTGAGCAGCTTCCAGAAGGTAGACGTCCAGATAAAAAGTGGTGGAAAAGCGAAAAGGCAATCAGGATTGAATGGATGTGAAGATGGATGATTTTGTCATGAAATTTGTCACGCGATATAAAATATGTGATAAATACATGGATTTTGCGACTTTTTTTAACAGGTTCAAGTCCTGTTATCCGCAGGAGCGCTGGAAGGCTGTCAATACAGCGAAAAAGGGCTGAAATCTTTATGAAATCAAGGTTTTCAACCCTTTTTGTTTGCATAATTATATAGTACGCTTATTCGGTATAATTTGAAATTATACGATTTTTTGTCATGGAATTTGTCATGACAGATTTAAGAAAAAAGCACATTGCTGAGTTTGCTGGCGGCTTCCCTTTGTGCTGCATTATTTTTGTCTGCCATGGCGTGGCGGTATACATTTTTCATGACATGATCTGTTTCCCACCCGCCCATCTGCAGGATGTTTTCCTCTGGGATGTTGAGGGCAGACATTTTACTGGCGAAGTAGTGACGGAGCTTGTGTATGGAAAAATGAGGCATTCCTAATTTTTTCTGTGTGGCGCTTAGAAAGTCCGTAATATTGTTTGGATGTCCCTTGTAGACATATCCCTGTGTCCTGATCAGGTCCGCAATATGAGACG